AACGGTGTTCCTATAACTAAAATCATTATGAGTCAGATGACTATAACTTTTAGGACGAACCGACGTTGGATGACCCAGGATATTGAGTCATATAGCTTCGGCACATTGGCTCAACCTTCCGACCCACCCGTGGTATCCACTGGAAAATTTCTTCCCAACGGTATCGGATTTCCCTACCTTTTTCAAGAACCATATCCATCCTTTAAGGTTCTTCGAGCGCTCCAAGAATATGGGCTCTCCCATACTGTCACACATGTGATGAAAAACTTTAAAAGATCTCGACTTGACAAGGACAGTGTGTGGAACGGAGTGCTTAAGTTCGGCGGCGAGAAAAGACCCCGCTGGACTGCTCCTGAATATCAGGAGTCACTTGATTGGCTACGAAAAGAGATTAGAGTCGACGAGAAAATTCCGATCTACGCATATGAAGATATTATAGACAAGATTCCAAGAAATACTTCACCAGGCCTCCCCTACATCAATACTCATAAGGGGTTGAAGAAGATTGACATCCTTGAAAAGTTCTCCGGCAAATTTGAAAGATATTGGGACAGAATAGGGCAAGGGCTCCCTGTTACACCCATGGATGATTGTGCAGCTTTCTGCCGGTCGCACATCTCCAAACCCGATGTCAATAAAGTGCGTCCTGTGTGGGCCTATCCCATTAAGGCCATTTTTCAAGAAGCAGTATATGCGCAGCCAATTCTACAATCATTACTAAAGCAGGACATTGGCCATCATACAGCCTATGGGATGGAAATGTTAAAAGGCGGTATGACATGGTTGAACCATAGCTTACAGCGACAGCGAGTTCGTGACCCAGGATGCAAAATATTCCTTGGGGATTATTCGGCTTTTGATAGTTCAGTTCCCGCTTGGATGATCCGCGATGTTTTCTCTGTGATATCAGAGAAACTGGACTTCTCTCTAGACACCAAAGGTAACATTAGAGATGAGCAAGCCGAAAGAAGAAAGTTTCGTAAAGTAATTGACTACTTCATAAACACCCCAATACGCAATACAGATGGCAGAAGATTTTTGAAAGACCATGGGGTTCCATCTGGTTCTATGTTCACAAATATCATTGGCACTTTTGTGAACCAAGTAGTTATGCGATCTATCTTCAAAGTTACCACAGGCAGATACCCGATCTGGATGAACTGCTTCGGTGATGACTCTGTTGTCGTAGTTCCTGCCACAACCATTATGGACATGAAAGCTATTGTCCATAATGCCAAAGAAATTTTTGGAATGAGCTTAAATTTGAACAAATCTTATTGGACCAACAATTTAAATAACGTGCATTACTTGGGTTATTACAATTATTTTGGTGCTCCAGTGAAAGGACACTACGAATTAGTAGCATCTATGGTTTGGCCACAATACATGCGAGATGATTGGGCTTACTGCATATCCAGAGCCCTTGGATGCATGCTAGCCAGTGCCGGTTGCTGTCGAGACACTTTCCTCGCAGGACAAGCCATATATTTTAAAGCGCGGAGAGAGAGCCCTGACAATGTTCCCCGCGGAATTGAGATGCTACAAGAGGAGCCGCGTAGTCGCAGACACCTTGACCAGATGGGGTGTGGCGACTGGAAGATCAATCATGAATTCTTCCATAAACAGGAAGCCTGTTTTCCTCGTCTGAATTGTACGAAGATGGTTCGCGGCATTTATGATTAATAAATACACCGTTTAAAATTCCTCCCCTAAAGTCCTTGCGGGAGATGAC